GACAAGCTGCTTGATTCCCTGGCTCTTGCTCGCCGGGTTGTCCGCCCCGTATCCCTCCAAAAGATTGACGCCGCCCCATACGCAAAGCGCGCCGCCGAGGCCCACAACAATGGTCTGCAAAGTATCAACTGCACTATTGAAAAATTCCATAAATTTACCTCCATAAATTCAGATCGTGATGGTGTTTGGGTACAAAAAAGCCGCCATACATAGCGGCAGCCTCACAATCCGCAGACGGCCCGGAGTTACTGGCCGTCCCGCCATTTCAGCACAGCCAGCGAAAAAATCTCGCCCCATGCTTCACACAGTCTGCGGTCTATTTCCCTTACAAGTTCTTCGGCTTCCCCGTCCGTGGGCGGGGTATCATGTTCCGCAATCCACTGGCACAGAACCGCAGCGGAAATGATCGCCCGGTAGATTTCTTTCTCATACCTGAAATAATCCGCAAATGTCCATTCGTCCGAGTGTCCCATCGGTCACGCTCCTTTCTCTATGGCCGCTTTATTCTACGGCAAAATCTTCATCCGACAGCTCAATGTCGTAGAGGTCAAAGGGTTCGTCCTCCGTTATCACGCGCCGCTTTTTCCGGCGCAGGGACGACAGGTAGCTGTCCACATCAAAGGTGTTCTTTTTGTCGGCGTCCGAGAGGTATTGATAGCGGGGGTGGCGGGTGATGTCGTATTTCTCACTGAAAAACGGCCTCACGCCGCGCACCTGCAAAATACACTTGCCTCCGTCCATCGTTGCAATTTCGTCTTGGCTCATCAGCTCCTTTCCGAGTTTTTGGTAATTCAGTCCGTGGGAGGTCTGCGCGCCCCGGTTCTCGCTCTGGTTGTAGCTGTCAATGGTTTCCTTGCCCAGCACCTCCGCAATCTCCTTGGCGTTTTTGCCCCGGCCACTAAGGAACAGCGTACAGTCGCAGTTGTCGGAAATGATTTCCGCCGCGTCCTTGTAAATGGCCTTTAGCTGCGACTGGCTCTGCAAAATAATAGAAGCCGAGATTTCCCGGCTTCGTATGGTGGCAATCAGCTTGTCAAAGTTTGGAATCTGGCCGATGTTGGCGAACTCGTCCAGAATCAGCCGCACATGGACGGGCAGCCGCCCGCCGTATTTGTCGTCGGCCCGGTCGCACAAAAGGTTGATAAGCTGGCTTTGCACCATTGCCAGAATGAAATTAAAGGTCGTGTCCGTGTCCGACATAATCAGGAACAGGGCCGTTTTTTTATCCCCGATGGTATCAAGTTCCAGTTCGTCGTCCTCCATCAGCTCCCGCACCTCCTTGATGTCAAAAGGCGCTAATCTGGCTCCGCAGCTTATCAAGATGGAGCTGCGGGTCTTGCCTGCCGACAGCAGGAATTTACGGTACTGGCGCACCGCAAAATGTTCCGGGTCTTTTTCTTCCAGCCGTTCAAACATCTGGTCTACCGGGGATTGAAATTCTGGGTCGTCCTCGCGGGCTTCACTGGCATTTATCATTTCAAGCAGCGTAGTGAAATTCATTTCATCGTCCGGCGCTTCGTACCAGATATAGCCAATGAGGGCCGAATACAGCAGGCGTTCCGATTTGATCCAAAAATCTTCGGCGCTCTTTTCGCCCTCGCCCTTGGTGTTGCAGATCAGCGTGTTTACCAGCTTCAAAATGTCCTTTTCCGAATGGATGTAGCGAAACGGGTTATAGCGCATACTCTTGGAAAAGTTAATGGTATTCAGCACTTTTACCCGGTAGCCGCACCGCACAAGGAGCTGGCCCACTTCGCCGATCAGACTTCCTTTCGGGTCAGTAATCACGAATGAGGTCGGGTAGTCCTTGGACACGCACTGCATAAGGTTAGGCTTCACAAAGAACCGGGTCTTGCCGCTGCCGGAACCGCCGATCACCAGCACATTTTTGTTCCGGGCGGTCTTGGGGTCTTTGGGCCGGTTGTTCATGGTGAGGCGTTCCGTCTGGGTCAGGAGAATGTTGTTGTCAAACACCGGGTCGATGTACGGGGCTATATCTTTGGGGCCTCCCCAACGGGCGCTGCCGTACTCGACGCCCCGGCGGTATTTCTTGGCGTTCTTGCTCTTGCAGTACACCATCAGCCGCAGTGCCACCGCACCGGCCACGCCCACCGCCAGATCGAACAGGTGGAAGCTGGGGGCGGCGCTTTCAAAGGCAAGGGAAAAGCCGTCCGCAAGGTGCAATAGCTTTTCCGACAAGTCCGCCCCAGCCGCCAGCCGGTAGGTCTGTCCCAGCTTGCCGAACAGGTAAACAAACAGCAGGTAGGGCAGGTTTGCGATTATCAGCTTTTTCATTTCCGGCTTCATCGTGACAGCCCCCTTTCCTTGATTTTCTCCTTGGCCTGCTGGCTGCTTCTGGCAGCTGCCTTTTCTTTCAGGACGGCAAGGGCCTTTCGGATGGAGGGGCGTTCCTGCTGTTTGAGCTTCTTGGCTGTAAACTCCTTAAACGCCTGTTCCAGATTGTCCACCTGCTTGGATTTGAAAATCACGATATACCGGGGCGGATGGGTAGTGCGGTCTTTCCGCAGAGTAAAATCAATGTCGTATTTCTTGGCGCAGGGCTTAAACAGGCCGATGTTGGCGTCGGTGATCTCAATGTTGGACAGGGCGGAACCGTCCTTTTTGAGCTGCCGTAAGCTCTGCTGGCCGTGATGGGCCTTGCCCGTCCCTTTCTGCCGGGCGGCCAGATATTTTCGGATGGCCGCTTGCAGCACTTGGGCGGTGAGCTTGCCCGTCTTAACCGCTAACGCTATGGTTTTCTGGTCTACTTCTTCCTGCAACTGCTATCCCTCCTTTGGAAAGTCAGCAGGCAGGCGGATGGCTTAAATCCGCACCCGCAGGCCAGAGAGGTCGTCGGCATGGATTCCCACCAGATACCAGTTCTCGGCCATTTCAATGCGGGTCGGCCTCCATCTGCCGCCCACCATCACATCAAAAGTTTCTCCGCAGTGCAGGCCGCCGTAATAGTCTGCAAGGTCAAAGCGGATGTCGTAGCGGTCTGTCTGCTCGTCAAAAATCAAAGCACCCTGTTTCATAGGGTCGTCCTCCTTTCAGATTTTGCCTGTGTTCATGTCGTGGGCCACCAGCGCCGTGTAATAGCCGTTGATGGTGCTTGGGGCGTTGAACAGAACCGCCAGCAGGTATTTTTTGATGTTCCGTATTTCCGTGGTGTTTTTGCTGATACAGTCAAAGACAAACTCAATGTGAGAACTGTCCAGTTTCATCAGCTTGGATTTCACCAGCTCGGCGGGGTAATCGTCCCCGGCAATGCGGATAGTCTTTCGGGCGCTGCATACGGTTTCCACCAGCAAGTCCACAATCTCGTCCAGCATATCCCGGTCAATCCCCTTGGCGTACTGGCAAAGGTGTTCATACTCGATGTTGTCCTTGATGATCTCCCGATAAATCTCTACGGCGCTCTGTGATTTCGCTCCCGTTCCTTTCCGTTCCGGCGGCGCAGCCGCTTCTTCCCCCAAAGGAGAGGGAGGGGAAAGGATAGGAATGGAATCGGTATTTGATCCATCTGTCATTGATTTCTCTTTACTTGATCTATCTTTATTTAATTGCGTTGGTTTTTCCTGCGTAGGGGTTTCCTGCGTTGGATTATCCAATGTTGGATTTTCCAATGTAGGTGAATCCGGCACAGGCTGGGGCTGTTCGTAAATGATGTAATCCGCCCCGCGCAGGCGGCCTTGGCTGTCACGCTCACGGGAACGCACGATATAGCCCGCCTTTTCCAGCTCCCGGACAGCCGCCCGGATCGCGTCGATCTGCTCCCGGTTGATAAGGGACAAGCCTTTCAGCGTAAAGTCCCAATCCTCCGGCAAGGACAGCATTTGCGACAGCAGGCCCTTGGCTTTCAGGGACAAGTCCTTGTTCCGCAGGTGGTGGTTGGACATCACCGTGTAGCCACGGTTTTTCTCCACTCGAAAAACTGCCATCTCGTCGTCCACTCCTTTCACTTGAAATTTCACCGCACCGTCAAGGGCGGTGAGCTTGCCCGGCTGGTAGGGACATTCCTCATACACACAAAACTGGTACTTCCAGTGCGGGCGGTAGAAACGGCAGGTGCCGCAGTCCTCCGGCGATCCGGCCTCGCCGTTGTCAAAATGATCTGCGCCCGGCCTCGTCTGCATGAGCTGTTCAAAGGCCCGGTCGCTGCCGGAAGTAAAGTACATAGGCGGTCGCCTCCTTTCTGGTTTTGGGCGCAAAAAAAGCGGCGTCCTGATCTCCCCAAAGGGGAAAAGAGAACGCCGCCGTCTGCGGTGTCGTATTTGATTTTCGATGTGTCACTATTTGGGCGGTGGGCTTCACGGGAAAGTAGAAGCGTGTCAAAGCTCAATCCGAAAGTAGTAAATCGGTAGTAAATTCAGTTCTTATATCCCGTGAAATGCCCGTATTTCCGGGCTTTTTGGAGATAATCAGAGTTGTTATTGATAAAAACCTCTAATGTCTACCGAATCGATTTCGTTTATATCCTTTCCTGTGAAGTATTCTGCAAACTGTCTAAGATGTACGTCATACTGTTTGATCGTGTTACTAGATTTATTCTCGACTGCCAACGTTGCAAGAAAGATATTTTTCAATTTTTCTATACTATCGTTGTATTCTGCTAACTCTGTACTTTCTTTCGTCATTGCAATTCCTTGTAATTCTTCACATAGTATAATTTCTATGTAATCTAGATCCTCTTTCTGCATTCTACTGCCTAACTTAAGAATTATATTGCCTATTATTTTTTCTCGCATAAAAATCTCCTTCCTATGCGATTATTATATCAGCAAGCTTTCGCAGCTAAATTCTGACTTAAAAAATGCACTTGTAACTCAATATGCCGAATTGAATGGTACTGGAAACAACTATTTTTATGTTGATCGTAAACAAGGTTATCGCTTGAGTTCTGCGATATTGCATGTATATGATACTGGTTATATACGTGTTGAAGCAATATCTCAGGAGGTTAACAATGAGAATTGTTATGTGTTATGGACAAATAATAGTTATCCACAAAACAAAAAAATTGGCTGTGATCTTGTATGGATCAAAGAAAACTTCCTATGGAATTAAAATATTTTAATTTGACTTATAGCATATAACTTCACAAGGACATCCTTGATATGCAGAAGGGATTTCTATCAAATATAATTCTTTTCCATACAATGCCATGCCTAATACGTTATAACGCCATTGATCATACTTTTTCACTCTTACAGCTACTGGCACCATGTTATCGGGCCAATTGGCATGAATGATACCTTCTGAGTTATCAGGTGTGGTCATATTGCCTAAAAACTGTATTATGCTTTTTGTATCAGAATTTAGCTGCGTAATTTCTGTGTGTGCATCAGCAATCCCTTGCTCCATATGATTAAAATTTTCCGCACTAAGCGGTGTGCTTCCTTTTACCCATGTTTTCTTTGTGTATGCCATTTTTATCTCCTTTCATTTAACAGCAATAAATCTGATCTTCGCTGTTACTGCAGCAATAAATCATCTGCCCTTTTACAAGCTCCGCTGTTACATATTTTGTTGTTCCATCTGCTTTTGTGACAGTTAATGTTGTACCACTAGCAGATATATTTACGATTGCTTTATTCATATCTGTCTGCTTTGCTGCATAAGATTTTATTTTGTTCCAGAGCTTTAACACACCGGTTTCGTCCAAAAAATTTGCCATTTAAACACCAACCTTTATGTAAGATTTGTATCCATCCACGTGTTTGTGATCGTTGAGATACTAAAAATTTCGCCTAGTGGATCCCATGTACTACCGTTCCATGCTACATTCATACCGGCGCCACCGTATTTACTAGCAGTTTCGATGTTATAAACATCGCCAACACGTTGTCCTGTTGTCGGCAATTTGTCTGCAGATGCGGCAGAACCGCAATACTTGTACATGTTTGTGATTTCTGATTTTGTAGCATATGTACTCTGGATAGATGAATACGTTGGATATGCATCTAGTTTCTTCTTATCTGTCGTGCTCATAAGTCCGTGTGTTGACTGAGTAGCATCTGCATAAGTTGTATTATTATCAGAGCCCCAAACAGCCGTACCATTCGCTGACCATCTTAAGATTTGCCCTGAGCTACCGCCGCTTGGTATATGCTTGTTACCAGAAGATGTCGGGTGTGAATAATTATTAGCATTTGTAGCAATTCCTGCGAGCTTTGTTTTTTCTGCTGTCGTATAATCATTTGTAGATAATCCTTTGCCATCTACTTTGTCTACTTTATTTACGATCATATTCGTTATCTTTGCTACTATCTTCTGCCAGAGATATAAGACTCCGTTTTGATCAAGATAATTATTATCTGCCATTGTTTTCTCCTTTAATTTAAGATTCCCTCTAAAACTTCATTTGTGATTGGTTCCAGGCTTAGTCCTGGAAGGTTATACATTTTCGATCGGATCTCTGAAATTCTCAAAGAAACACTATCCGCATTGTTAACTTGCTTATCTGTTAATGCTTTCAGTGTAGATCCTAGCGTAACTTTGCTATCATCTGCCTGTTTCAGATTTTTGCTTACCTTGCTAATCTGCATGTAAGAATCAATGCCATGCGGTTTTGATATTACCGGAATCTTATCTCCGATTTCAAGTTCCTTTACATCGAACCCTGCATCTTTAAGGTCTACAGCTGTAAGTTCAATAGTTATTGCTAGATTCACTACATCTTTTATATATTCTTGCGCTTGTTTTAATAATATTTCCGGACTTTCCACGTCTGAATAATTCACTGTTCCAAATATCATTCCAAATGCATCAACTGCTGCCTGATCATAAATATAATCCATATCATTATTTACACTCTTGATTGTGATCGGCTTTCCTGTTGCACTGTTTGTTGCTCCAATAGGAATAATACACGTTTTGATTCCATCTGACTTTATATATTTAGATATATCCAAAACGTTATCCCCAAACTGGATCGTTTGACCTTCCACATCTTCATATTCTTTTAAATAATCAATATAATAACCGTCTTTTTCTTTTCTAGTACGGATATAGCCACCATAAACATTTAAAAGTTTGTTTTCAATTGCCGATCTTGTATCGCTGTAGTCGCTTTCATCGTATTTTACTTCTTCTCCTGATACTGTTATTCTCCCAATTTTAAACTGTTTTTCAGTTTCCATCTGATCATTATGAGCTGATATAAACAGGCGAAACAAGGTATCCGGTGTATAGTTTCCGCTATATGGTCTCTGAATTGAATCCAACAAAAACGCCATATTACCTTCACAAGTTATCGTTTTTTCTCCATCAAAGTCCATATCCTCGCTTAATACTCTACAGCAAAAAATTTCCTTTTCATTATTTTTCTCGTCGAAACTGATTACCTTTATCCTTGTTTTAAACTCTGTAAATGAATTATAAAACGGATTATCGGGATATACAGAGAATGTAAATGATCCATTCTTATTCAATTCTGTTTCTAATTTAGGGTCATTTATCTGCAATGTCTTATCCCAAGGGTGATAGATATATCGATTATCCATCTTCACTTTATACATTACAAACTGCCTCCTTGATAATCTACAGATACTGTGCCGTTCCCATTAAAAATCAATTTATTATCCCCTTCGCTTAACATCAGATCCGGCGATCTGCTTTTCCCTTTTGGCAACGTATAAACCACTCCATTATATGTAACTTGCATTTCTGCACTACATTCAAAAATTGGAATAACTCTCATTACTCTCCCAGGAATAATCAGCTCAAGCGTTCCATCTACTTGCAAATTTCCATATTCTCTTACAATTCCTGTTTCAAAATTAAAAGTATCCCATTCCCAGTCTTCAACAGACGACTGTAATTCGTATTTATACGGATCACGATTCACAGATATCTCAACACTGCTATATTGCTTATTCAACTTTTCAGTGCTTACTGAAATTCTTCCTTCGTAGTAAAAAGAGTCATTCCCTAATATCACTTTCATTCGTCTTCCGTGCAACTTATTTTGTAACTCGCTTGCACGTGCAATCCATAAATCATAGTTTCCGTCTTTAAAATCAAATGTGATTTTCATTGTTGTGTTTTTATAAGTCGGAAATCCTGTCAGGGCATCCGTAAGATCTAAATCTCCGTTACGCCCCAGGATTTCTTTAAACTTCTCGTCTACTCCTGCAGATCCTGGATCAATCGACAATGCCTGTAGCCCAAAATCCTCATACATGCTATACTCGCCTATTTTTACATCAAACATCTATCAATTCCTTCTTTCTGCCCTTGTCTGCGCATTTCCAAGATTCTTATCTACATAAGGTGTTATCTGTTTACCGACTGTTTTACCGTCAAGATCTACTGTTGTATGAATTTCTGCATTTACCTCTACAGGCTTATTATCCTGCACGATCACAACAGGTTTATAGCCCCCTGGTCCATTATAGTTTGGTGTATCCGGCTTTGGATATTCTACAGATTCAACCTTTTTACGCATTGCTGCTAAAGATGTATCGATTGCTCTTTCCATCTGTGCTGTTGCTTGTGGCATATATTTTCCAAATGCTGCACTCAAACCAAGTGGAAGATATTTTCCAACCTGATCCCTTACAACTCTTGAAGGGGACTTAATCTTTAACTTCTTTTTCATGCTTTTGACCAAGCTATTACACATAGAATTTACAGCTTTGGTCATTCCTTTTGTCTGGGATTGCATTCCTGAAATGAACCCTTTCATCGTATTCTGACCAATCTGATTTATTTTTTTACTCAGATCGTTTAATCTTCCTGTCAATTCAGTCTCATAAGTGTTCTCCAAATCATTAAGATCACTTTGAAAGAAATCATTTCCAAAAGATTCTGATCCGTTGTAAATCTCATTCCATTTATTTATGTAGTCTTTGTATTTATCTGGATCAAGTGACTGCAAATATTCCATATAATCATTTGCACTTGCGACATCCATTCCAAGAATCTGCTGCATAAGAGTGTCTGGGATTTTACCTTTTAATGCTTTGATACGATTCTGATAATTTTTGATCGCTTCTAAATCTCCATCCAGATCATATAATGATCCGGTACTTCTCAGTTTTGAGATCATGTCACTTCTTTGCTGGATCAATGAGTTATATTTTTCCTGATAAGCCGCAGATAACTCTTCTATCTCTTTTTCTGCTTGCGAAATGATCTGCTGCCCTTGCTGTTTAACTGCATTACTATAAGCTGTGATCATAGATTTTCCAAGCTGTGAATACGTATCTGCCACTGCTTTTTTCTTATCTTTAACTTGTTTTAACTGCTTTTCTAAAGATTTTGTGCTTTTTTTCTCTTTTTTAGCTTTCTTGATCTTTTTGTTTAGATCTTTTATTTTTTTATCATATTGATCCGTGTCCTTATTCTTTCCAGATTTGATCTCCTTGTTGATCAGATTCTTTCCAGCTGTTGTCGCTTTTGAAACTTGAGTATCTATTGCAGACGACAAACCGTCTGTAAATGTCTTTCCTATGTCTTCAAAGTTTCCTTTTTTGCTTGCGTTCTTTGCAGATGATACCGCTGTGTTACACAAGCTTTCCATCGTCTTTTTAAGATTCTTTTGCTCTGTATCAATTCCGGCTATAATACCAGTTACAATATGTTTTCCAACTTCTTTTTTGAATACTCTAGAAGGCGATTTGATTCCTAATGCTTTCTTAGCTGCACTTAAAGCACTACTTGCAAGTCCCTGCATTTTGCTTACCAGAGACCCGGCCATCGCGCCAATACCACCAATAATACCTTTTACGATGTTTGATCCAACACTTCCCCAGCTAATTCCTCTAAATGCAGTAACAGCACGCATTCCTAAGCTTTTTGCTGTACTTCCCATCTTTCCAGCTAAGCTTAATAATCCGGATGCTATCTTCCTTACTACTTTTGCACCTACATCTAGCCAATTTATTTTTGTAATGTTCTGCATTATCACTCTAGCAAGAATTTGAGCATTTAACGCTGCCTTGCTAACAAACATAGAAATTCCAGAAGCAATCTTGGATACTATGTTTCCTCCTGCACTAAGCCAATTGGTCGTTGTGATTTTCTTCCATAAGCTTTGCGTTAAATCACTAAATGCTTTTACTGCATTACCTTTTGCACTCACAATTCCATTTTTAAGATTTGCGATCATTGCCTTGCCAGCACTAAATAAATTTATATGAGTAAAAACATTTATAATCGCCAGAACGATCTGCGGTAAAGCAGCAATCAACTGCGGAATTGCCTGAACAATTCCAATAACAAGATTTGCAATGATTTTTACACCTGCAGCAATCAATTGCAGCAATCCTGTGTCTATTGCAGCACAGAATGAATTGATGATCTGTGGCACATACTCAATCAATAAAGGGATCGAATTAATCAGACCTTGTGCTAATGATGTAATCATCTGGATTCCAACAGTGATCAACTGTGGCAATGCAGAAATTAAGCCAAGGGCAAATTGAGCTAAGGCTTCAATTGCTTTAGGTATAAGTTCTGGTGCTGCTTGTGATATTGCGTTTCCTATCTGCGTTATGATCTGCACTCCATAACTGATCATCTGTGGCAATGCCTGCATGATTCCAGACCCAAGTGCAAGTATTGCCGTTCCTGCTGCAGTAATAAGTTGAGGTGATGCAGAGCTTATTGAACCTGCCAACGACATAATAACCTGACCACCTACAGATAAGAAATCAGGTATCCCTTCTGTTATACCTAAGAGAATACTGGTGATCATTTCGGCTCCAACCTGAACACCTTGTTGCATCTCGCTTTTCATATCATCCCATAATGTACTAAAAAGTTCCGGGATTGTAGCTGCCAAACGTGGAATGATCTCTCCAAGATTCTTTCCGATGTTCTCCATCATTACTGCTATGGAATCTGCAAGTTCTTCCGCTGATCCTGAACCATTTAAGAAATTATCATATGCAGCCTTTGCACTGTTCATTGATCCCTCGATTGTTGTTGCTGCTTCCTTAGATGTCGTTCCTGTAATACCTAACTCTTTTTGAATGATATGGATCGCATTATATACATCTGCAAGATTGTTGATATCATACTTAACACCTGATATCTTGGATGCATCCGCAAGCAATCTTTCCATTTCTGTCTTGGTTCCGCCATATCCAAGTTTTAAGTTATCCAACATTGTATAGTTCTGCTTCGCAAATCCCTGATAAGCGTTTTGGATATCCACCATATTGGTTCCCATCTTATTCGCATTATCAGACATATCAATCATAGCCATATCAGCTACTTTTGCCGCTTTATCAGTATTCTTGGCGCAGCTCTGTAATAACGATGCAGAGAAACTTGTTACATTCTGCATATACTCATTTGCGGACATTCCAGCAGTCTTATAAGCTTTGTTTGCATTAGCTATGACTGTTTTAGAACTTTTCTTAAATAAAGTTTCAACACCACCAACATTCTGTTCTAGTTTTGATACAGAATCTAATGATTGTTTTGTCATAGCACCCAAGGCAGCACCCACACCAGCAACTGCTCCTGCTGTTATAGCAAGACCTTTCTTCGCAGCACTGCTTATCTTGGACACTCCGGCATTAAATCCGGATTCGTCAATTTTTGTATCAAATTTTAAAGAGCCATCGTAACCCATGTATATTCTCCTTTCGAATATGCACGGCTCAATGGCTCACTTATGCACTAATTTTTAATTTTTATTTCTACCTCGTTCCCACATTTCTTACACTTCAAGAACACATTATTGCTTTGAGCTGTGTTGTCATAGATCAGTAAGTGTGCACCGCAATGTGGGCATGAGTACCATTTTCTTTCAAATGGGATCTCTTTTATCTTCATAATCATTAAAACATCATATTTCCAAAAGCATCTCCGATCTCCTCACTTGTGACCTCATAGTCAATGATCGCTATCTGCTTTTGAATCTTCCTGATCCTTTCTCTTTCTTCTTTATCTTTTATCTGGTTAAGATCAATACTTCTATAACCCATTCTTTTCTTTAGCTCACAATCTTCATTCATGCCATCAATCAGCATCTGGAACTTCCACCAGTGCATATATGGTATTTCTGTCAGATCGATACCATAACACTCCAAAAATCCGGATATGATATATGGTGCATCCTGATTGTATGAGATCACTTGGTTATGTTTCATATCTTCTTCGTTGTTATCTTCTTCCTCTGATACTTTCGTTTCCTTGTAATTTATTACAAAATCCGTCAGTGCTTGTAAACATTCCTCAAAATCAGAACCGGGATCATCAAGGAACCAACATGCAAGCAACTGCTTCTTCTCTGCTTCCTCAATATCTTCATCCTTTAGCAGATCCATGAGTTTTATATACTCACGAAAATCTGTTACAATTCTGACCTTCTTTCCATTTGCAATCACATAATCAGGAAACGGCTCGTATAAAGGATTCATCGGTTTTTACCACCGTTATATGTGTTAAAATTCTTTTTTCTTTTCTTCCTTCTCTGCTCCCTGTTTGGCATATATTTACCGCTTAACTGTAATCTTCTTTCATTTGCTTTTTTAACTGCTACCTGCATAAATCCAAGGAATGAATCCCAAACTTCATCACAGTTTCTCATATTTTTCTTTCCACTAAAGATTTTTTCTCCTGTACCTTCTCCGAAAATACGATCAAATGCATTGTAATAAATCTCGCAGTATCTCTTGATAAATTCTGGCATTTTTCCTGTCTTATCAATGTTTCTTCCATCTTCATCCATCTGTTCAAATGCTTTCATCGTTTTTTCAAACACGTCTGCATCTTCAAGATCTAACTCTAATTCAAGACCATTGATCTTCCAAATTCTTTCGTTCTTATCATTCTGGCTCATGGCTCAATCTCCTTTTTGTCTTCATCTTCTACTTCTGCTGCCTGTTCAACGACAGCTACATTAGGGTGTAGCTGTCTCGCTGAATGTACAAGTCTTTCCGTCTGCAGATACTTTCGCATATCCCTTTACGATATCATCCTTCACAGAAAAGCTTCCTGAATACTGTAATGCATCCGTTCCATCTCCAGAACTGTCTGGAAGAATGGAATATGTTCTCTTTCGTGCTACAAACTCATCATCTTTCGTTGTTTCTCCCTTATCGAACAAATCAACCACAACGATATCTCTCATTTCTCCGGTCAGTTCATCATCCTGAACTTTTGCAAGATCCGCAAGAACTGGATCATTTTTATGATGATCGAATCCATATTCTAAAGTTGTTCCGTATCCTGTTACGTCAGAATCCTGACTGTCTTTGTCCACGTAATGTCTTTCGTATGTGATCGGGTTCTTTCCATCTGTTAACGTTGTAAAGTGTTCCATTCTGTTGTACGTTGTAACTTCACCATCACTAACTGGAACACCATAGAACGCAACCCTCTGGCTACGTCTTACTAATTTAGCCTTTTCCATTTGTCTTATACCTCCTGTATATAAAGAAGGCGGCATTCTATACGATACTGGGCATGTTCACCCTCTGCATCATACAGATAGCCGCTGTTTAGTGTTTGTAATTCATATGGATGCTGTTTCTCATTTTTGAGTTCCGGCATCTCTCCTTTATCCGTCTGCTGCTCCATCCATTCCTCAAACGCCTGATAGAATCCACTGTTTTCAATATTGATCCTTGCATCTTCGTCATACTGCTCCTTGCTGGTAAAAGCAAATTGAAACTGTTTCTTTTTGCCACCATCAACGTATTTTTGCAGCACTGGATCACATGGAAGTGGATCAACAGAATAACTCATATCTTCTGACAAGTGATCCACGTTTACTCTGTAGTTATCCAGGAACGGACAGGTTAATATGAACGATCGGATTGAATCAATGATATTAGCCTCCTGCATATTTTTGTGCTCCTTTCAGAATGCTGTCTCTATGTCGATTTTTCATGCGTTCGAACCAGCGCGACTTTTCTTTATGCTCATAATACTGTCTGCGTGCGTATGGCGTGATCTGGTTGATCTCTCCTGATCCGATCACTGTTCCAAGTGTCGCAGACTTGATCAAAGCTCCCGACAGTCTCGGTGTCTCTGGATTCATCCTTCTGATACATTCTGAATCGACAAACTCCTGAGCTTCTCCAAAGCTTGCACTCTTTTGTCCAGAAAATCCATGATTCCATTCCATCTTAGCTGTCACGGATCCATTTGCTGTTTTTACTGTGTAAATACTGCCTCTTGGTGTTTTGATCACAATATTTCTTTTTTGTGCCATTTACACACCACCTACCTTTATGTGTGGATTAGCTCCATATGTGTTGTAATTTGCAGATGTGACTTTACAGCATTCTGTTCCTTTTAGGTCCTTAGCTGTTGTTATATCAATATCACAGATTCCTTTTACAAGATAATCATCTTTTTTTATGCTGATCGTAGTATCTGGTATTCTGATTACAAAAGTATCTGCTCTTTTCAAACCTTCGGATGTGATTGATGATGCTTCGGATTCATGCCACCAGACCTTTTCTATCAGTGTCCTCTTCCATTCATCCATTCGCTTATCTGCATTGTAAATCCTAGAATATAGTGTCGCAGATGCATTTGTGATCATGATCCACCTCCATGTCCATAAGACCAGTATTAAGCAAATAATCACTTGCGATTTGATACAATTTTGATTCACATGACTTCGCTGTGTCGTAACTTACTGAATAACCATCTGTGTTTTCAGATGGTTTGCCTTCTCTGCTTTCATAGTCTAATAAACATTCAGACATGTCACAGATTGCACATTTCATCACATTGTCAAGCTCATCAATCCGGTTAAATGTGTACTTCTTTAATTTTGTCTCTGCTTTTATACTCAACCGCATCCAGGCGGACTCTGGTATGGATGTTCCGCCAAAATTATTCGTATAAAATTCGTACTCAACCATACCATCCCTCCTATTCTGCTGCCATTGTATGAGCATAGATCGCGGATTTTTTGTTATCCTTTGTTTCTGCAATACCTACTGTTCGATATCCAAACTTCCATGCATCTGCATTCTGATTGACTTCTGGTGTAATAATCTTAGATACCGTATGTTTCTGGTACTGGATCACAGCCTCTTTTGGCACGATCAAGAAGTTAATTGCTTTCGCTTCTCCTGCTTTTTCGAATCCCCCAGCTCCACCGCTTGTCAATGTAACAGAGTCATAAAATCTGTTACTTGGGACCTTTACAATTCCTGCCCATCCATCCATTACTTTCCTTGATGCTGTTGTATCTAAGTCATCAATCACTCCGGCAAGCGTTGGATTAATAAACAAATAGCATGTTTCTGGATTTGCTTCTGCTTCTTCTACTGCCGTTTTCCCTGTTCGGATTGCTGCAATAGCATCTTTTCCTGTTGTAATAGTCTTAGCTACCTTATTCTCTGTTGCTGCTGCATAAGCTGCAAATCTGTAAGCATCTAACTCTGGTACTACTTTTGTTCTTAAGAACTCTCCAGACAGTCTTCCAAAAGCGATACCAGCAGATTCAATATTATCCATTGCATCCACAGTAAACATACGTCCTCGATCGTATGTACATTTCTTTGTTTCATACTCTAAGGTTACGTCTCCGGCAACATATCCCGTCTGTTTATTGTAATCTGCAAGTCCCTGCATGCTCATCTTTGGAATTAAAATCTCATTTGCATTTGCACCTTCTTTGACCAACTCATTTGGTCCATCTAATACAGATGTTAAGGATGCTAATTTATAGACTTCATCAAGCAGCGTTGCATACTGCTTTCTTAAAGCAATTGTGTTCATTCTTTATACCTCTTTTCTATTTGCTCTCTGTCGGTAATCCCATGGCCGCACGGATCGATGCCATATTATTGTCCGTTCCTCCGCTTCCATGCGTTGCTCCGACAAATGGATTGTCAATTGGTTCTTCAGATTCAAATAAATAGGAATCCGTTTCTTTTGTTTTCTTTAATGCAGCCTCAATGTCTGCACTCTGATCTTTTGATGCCTTAAGAGCTTCAATATCAAGAATTCCTTTAATCGCTTTCGCATTCTTTCCACCAGCTTTTGTGATCGCTTTTTCCAATGCATCTGAAAAGTCACGATCTGCAATCTGCTGTTGATGCTTTGTGCGTTCTGTTTCAAGATCAGATGTTAATGTCTGTACTTTATCTTTCAGCTCGTTCACATCTACTCCTTCAAATCCTTTCAACTTATCGAGTGCTCCTGTCAGATCAGTTTCATACTTTTCCTTTTCTCTAACTGCATCATCAAATTTTTTCTTATCAACATATTTCCCGGTAGAAAGATTTGCAATCTTAATCTGTTTGTCTTTGTTTTCTGCCTTTCCATTATGCTGTTTGATAAGATCTGCAAACTCCTGATATCTGTCTCCTAATGCTTCTTTTAAAAAATCCATAATTATATTCCTTTCTACTATCACGCTTATTTTTAAATGTGGTGCTTCCACAGTGATGCGGTGTTTAAACATCTATCCGCAAGATGCACTTAGTTTAAATGTCATTTCGGACATAAAAATAACACCCAGATCTTCTCTGCGTGTTCTATGTGCAACTTAACCCTGCTGCCGGGAGATAAACTTGGATCACCTCCTACTGTTTATGAGTAATCTTGGCTCCCCACTTTGGTAGGAAGTTAATCTCATAATGATATTTGTCTACATCTGCTCCAGATACATCTTCTACAACATACATTGTATAATCGTTCAGATATACCAAATCCTTACGATATTTTCCCTTTGCTGTCTCAATAATAATCTCCAATTCGTTATCATCATTATTCTTTAACGCAAAGGTTCCTGTAAGTTCTAATAACACTGTGTCTGTTCTGGCATTGATCACTGTCAATTTTCTTGTAACATTGAAATTATCTGCTTCCTGTGATACATTCCTTGATACCTTTGATGATTCAGAACAACCAGCAAAAACAAACATACATGTAACTGCTGCCAATAGCACTAATAACATTTTCTTCTTCATCCTATATTCCCTCCTTTCTTAAAAATCTATATAAAAATACCACCAACGATTTCATTGGTGGTTAATTGGTTTGAATATAAATATCATCCCTGATCTTTTCAATCATAATTGATTTTGGTGTTGCATTATAATCTTTGTCCATCCAAGCTACAGATTCATCATCAAGATAATCCATAAAATCAATATATGGCTCCTCATCAACTTCAAATCTCCCTTCTGTTTCTGTTGATAAAATCTTTTGAATTAAATCATTTTTGGGATAGTGCTTTTTTAAAAACTGAATCTGCTCATTGCTTAACTCAAATTTTACCTTTTCCATTTAATGCTCCTTCCTAAATCTTGCTTCTGTTGGATTACATTGAATTAACTCTCCTGTATCTGGATTAAGTGTAACTGTACCAATTCTTCCTATGTATTTCTTACTCTTTCTTCCTTCTTGATCGACTTTTTCTATCATTTTAATTGGATGTTCAAGTGCATCTGTGATTGCATCAATAGAAACTCCTGATCGTATCTTCTTCGTCTTTGGATCCGACATTGTTCCAATCACACGTTCTATAAGATGCTTTCTCTGTCCAGTGATCTTAATTCCATCGAATGACCTTCTACCTATAATTTCTCTATTGATCTTATTATAAAGAGCAACATAATTTTTAAAATCGGATAGCGGTGAGATCATACCACTTTTGATAGAATTCGTATAATCTTGAAACAATTCAAATCTCTTACTGTCATTATATTTCATTTGTCCAAACTTAACAAGTGATGGTGCATTATCTCCTAAGATATCTTTATAATGCTTATACTGTCTCACATCCATTGATGCATTTTTTATCATCTCCGGAGGAAATAATGCATTTTGTTTTTTGCTGTTTGTTGCAACCTTTCCCTGCATGTCTAAATAAATACGTTCTCTTTCCTTCCTAAGTTTCATTCTTTTAGAAAATCTTGTGTATTCATTTAGCTGTGCCTGGTACTTTGCTTTGTGCAGCATGATTTCTTGTCTATCAGCTTTCCCTTTTTCAAGTGCTCTTACCTTTTCCCTTTGAGCTCTCATTGCTGTTTCCATCTTCCGCTGCCGTTGTTTTGCTTCATAGACAGTATATTGTTTACCATCAAATTCTTTAGGTTCGTTCTCTTCCTGATTCTTTTCTTCAAGCCACTGATCAGTCCAGTTACGTTCTGATACTCCTGGAAAAAACGGATAATATTCATGGTAGCAATTCGCACCTAACAATCCTGTCACTGTTCCAAGTCCACAAACTGATACAAGTTGTTCTTTTGTCCAAACTTTTCCCTGCCACACCGCATGCGTAGGACGTGCTCCTGCATGCCATGCTACTTCAAAAAAGTCTGTTCCCATCTTCTTTGCATTGTAGTCTGTAATTTTTCCTGTAATCTGTGATAGTCCTGTCATAACTGCACGTCTTGCTGCAACGTCTACCCTGTTATGCCGTCCAGATGCATAATCTATCGTTCTTAATCCACTGTTAGTCAGCTGTGTGATTGTTCGCCTTAATACGCTTCCATAATCAAATGCTCCTGATACGATATCATAACACGCATTATCCAGATACTTTGTGTAAACCTGCGATAACGGTGTTAAGATCTTTTGTCCTCTTTGATCTATGTAAAATCCCAATGACCTTGTTACATTTTCCAAGTCTTCCACGCCTTGCTGCGTAATTGCTTCAATCATTTGCAGTAGGTGGTTATTCTCTTTAAACGGAATGTACTCTGCATTGATCTCTTCATAGATATCTTTGTTTCTGACATACTCCCAATTAATCACGTTATCATACAGCTCAAACATTTCTGGATACGATTTATTCAACGTTTCTTTGAGCATCTTTTCAATGTCTTCTGTTGAATATCCTATGATCCTTAATCTGTTGATCTGCCAGTCAGCTGTACTTGTGATCTCTCCGGTTTTCTTAATTCTTCGTACAATGTCTTGAATGATCCGTTCTTCAAGGTTTATATAATTTGCTGCTATCTTGTTGGCCATCTGATTTTTATATTCATTTCTCATTTACTCCATCACCTGATTTTGTTCCGGCAACTTTGCCCTTGCTGTTTCCTCATCTTCGTTGTACCACTTCATCCGGTACTCTAATAAGCTCATTGCCCCCATGCTGACATCCTGGCGGTCCTGCTGCCTCTCTGATTCTTCATCTGTCAGAATAGAGTCCTTGAACTTACAAGCAAATTCAATTCCAGACATATAGCATCCGTTGTAAAATGCCAGCGCCTGAACAAAATCTTGTAGACATTTTTCCAAATTATTCTGAATTGCTGTTACCCTGTTATACTTCCTTGTCTTTGATGTCAGAACCTCAGTTGCTGTCTTTTCAACATTCTGAACATCTGACAGATCACCATATGCAAGCCCTACATTGAATTCAATCTCTCGCTTGCATTCTTCTAATCCTCTTTTATATGCTTCATCTCGCATCTGTGGAGAATATTCTTTAAAAAGCTCTTTGTCCTTTCCATCGTCAAGGTTTAATCCTCTATATAACCGATTGCTCAGTTTAGGAAGATACGTTTTCCCTTTACTATGCTTCAATGCACGTTCATCTACATGAATTGCACGTTCTCCTGACTCATATTCCCAATCCAAACGTGCTGCCTGTCGATCTGCCTTTCTAATCAATCCAATCGCTGATTCATAGATAGACACTCCACATCCGCTTTCATCAATTTTGTTTTCGACTGGGTTCTGATAATATCCAAAATCCATCTGTGTCATTCCTGGATAGATGATCGGTCCCGGCTGTATATTTGCCCACTCAGGAACATTTTCAAGTTCACATCTTTGACCAATATCGCTCCTACTCTGCGAATGATAGCAATTATTTTCAATCGTCAGATTCCCGTTTGTGAAATAATGTCTCTCTAATCTAAAGTAATAATTATTTTCCCCGACACGTTTTACGGATAAAAAAGCAATATCGTTTGGTTTCCCATCATCATCGAAACTGATCGGTATCATCTTGTCCGCTGTTATATATTCAAATTTATCTGGTCCTAACGGCCGCAACACTAAAGATCCTAATGCTAATCCATTCTGCATTTTTTTGTTCAGATCAACTGCAGCCTTTTTCAGTGTTTTATCAAGCTGTTCGTTATTTAGAATCTGCATCTCCATTTCTACCAATGCTGCATCTGCAAATTCTCGGCATATCCCTTCTTCTAATCGTAGCGATTCAACATAACTTTCACACCAATCAGCTTTTCCCGACAGCATGTTTTTCCAGTCATTTATTGCATCGATCATGGCCTGTGTTAATGCTACGTCTTTACCCAATATGTTTTTAAATGTTGTATAACTGAACATACTCACAATTCCTTTCCATAATCTTTTTAATCTATCAAACATCTTCCACCTCTTTAATCAGGTATTTCATATCCCTTTCAATCGTATATTCAAATGCATCCAAGCTATCAATATCTGTACTTCCATCATCCAGTCTTTCATCTTCTTTTACGTCTTTATCCCATACAGCATCTGAAAAGGCTGTTTTCAAAGATTCACAGTCTTTTGTGATAAAAAATCTATCTGCACCCATGAGCTTTACAGTGCATCTTATACGATCATTGATCGTTGCTTTTCTTGCTTTCTTTACACTGATCCATGGAAATCGTTTCTCTACTGCATTCCTGATCGAATTTCCTAAAACTGTTTCTGCATTATCGTAATAGACTGTTTCAACGTTGCAATATCTAACATTATCTCCGTATCGATCTATCATGCTGTATTTTTCTATAACTTCCTGCACGAATTCACAGAACAACTTATCAAGCATATTGCTGTCGATATCCTCATTCTCATCTTTGGCCATGATCCGCTTTGACATGATTCCAATAACAAGCCTGTAATCATCTGTATATCCTCTTGCAACAAATGAATGCCCTGACTTGTTTCCTCCGAAGTCGAGTCCTATTTCTATTGATACAATGTCCTGCTGCCTGATCTGCTTATATTTTGCATCTCCTGTTATCTGATCAACGATCTCACATCGAAACACCTCAGGATCATCTGCAAACTTCTTGTAAATAGAACCTTCTGCTCTCTTCCAGCGTCCTAAAATCAGACGATCATAATAAATCGTACCTTCATACTCTTTACATAGCTGTTCAACAAATTCTTCTGGAAGGTATGGATTATCAAATATCGTGTATCTTTGCAAATAGATATCTAATTCTTGATTATCAATGAATTCTTTCAGCCAATGTGTTGGATGTTCTGGGTTACATGCACCGTCAAAACAGCTATATGGCTTATCAAGTCTTGATTTCAACATCTGGAATACTTCTTTATTCCACTTTGCAATTTCATCTCCATAGCAGTATTTGATGCTTGCACCCTGAATCTTAGCTACTTGGCTAATCTTTTCTGCTCCAAGGCAGTAGGTATCTTCACCGCAAATTCTTGCTATATTTCTGTTATTGATCTGTCCGATTAGTTTCTCCGTATAGATTTCTCGCATTGGTTGGAGTACGTTTCTTTCTATTGACTCTTTTGACACTCCCAATACAACATTAAGTCCTGGTTTACCAGCACGTTCCCTGATTCTGAATGGAACTACATATGCTGTATCTACATAGGATTTTCCAGAACGAACTGCTCCAGATTTTATGTTCCATCTATGAGTTGCGTTTATAATATACTCATTCTGTTTCTTGCTTAACTGCATTATCACGCACCTCTTTTAGTATCTGATCCAATCGATCTAACGCCTCATCTGTTTCGTTTTCTCCTGTTACTGCTTCTTTTCTGGCTTTGATCAGTTCTGTTTCTGCCTTTTTATTTTCAACATCTTCTTCTGCTCTACTGCTTTGTCCAGAATACTGTGCTACAAATTTAGCTGCCTGTGTGTCTCCTGCTAATGCAGCCTTAATCTGTACCATTAACAAAGCGGATTCTAGTGTACATTCAACACCTAACGACTCTAAAACTGGCTTCCATTCTTCGTTATCTATTGGAGCAGTGAGCAGCATGTTCAATGTCCTTTTAAAATCTGCTTTTCTACGTCTTACTTCACCGCTTGCTTTGCCTGCTTTTTTTGCCAGCTCTCGGCGTTCCTCCGGAGTTCGATTGTTATTTGCATCTCTTATGTTTTCATATCCTGCCACTTCACCACTTTCCTTCTTGCCATAAGAATTTCTTGTTTTTTTGCACTAAAAAAGCACCCGAAGGTGCCTATTTTTTCTAATATGTTACTTTAAATTTCTTTATCGTTTTCCTTTTTGATAAATTCATATAATCGATTACATTTCTGTGCATTTCTACATGTGACTGTTGTATCTGTTAAAATGTTCATCCCTGTCATTCCACAATAGCTTCTTTCACTTACTGTTGTTTCAGGATCAAATTCTGCACAATTCTGACAGTAATCTTTAACTTCTAATGCAATCATTGATTTTTCTCCTATTTTTTAAATTTCTATGCTACATAATATCAAAAAAAAGTGTGCCATACTATGCCAAAGTGTGCCATCTTTAATCAATATTCAAATTCTTTAATGCTTGAGAGTGTGCTCTATGTACCTGTCTCCAACTATAGCCGATCTCTACACAAATATCTTCCCACTTCATGAATCTTATGTATCTAAGATATAACACTCTACTTTGCATACCATCTTTAATGTCTACAATTTTTTCTTCGATCTCTAAGCGGATCTCCTGCATTTCTCTCTTTTGATCTATAATTTTGTTTAAAATTCTCTCTATTCGCACCATTTCATCCGACAGATCTGTTTTCTTATGTGCTTTTGGCATTCCTGAATATTCTATCGCTCCCGGTCCCATTTCTGCTCTAATCCGTTCTTCTTGTTCCTGGAGTGAATTATATTTTTTAACTGCATTCTTGTATCGATTCAGATATTCTTTCTTTTTCTCGTTCTTTTCTTTCTCTGTCATTTCTTGTCCTCTCACATAAATCAATTAACTGCTGCCTAATTCCGTCTAAGTATTCGTTATAGTTTACCCGATCGGCACAAATGCCCATGCAGATTATCTCTGCACAGGCTTTGCATGGATCAATCATATCTGCCTACCGCTCTTTCTTTTCATCTGGCGGTTTCTTATGATCACTTTTCTTGCATTTGAGTAATAAGGCCGTGATTCTTTCTCTCTTCTTCTTAATTCCTGTTCCTTTGCCTTCCAGGAAAGATACTTCTCACATCCTGTCTGACAAGCAACTCTCTTTGATCCGTGTGATCTATCTTTACAATTTAGGCACGGACAATCTTTGTATGCCATTTATGTATCAACTCCTTCGACTTATTCTTCAACTAATATTTCAACTAATCTAATAATTAGTTCAACTTTCGCAGCGGACATTTGCTGCATACTGTTTCTATCAGCTCATCATAGTCTTTTATTTCACTTGGATACTTGCAATAGTTATCACAGATGTTGCTTTTTATTTCATCAAAAAATTCTGTTATTGTCTTCGGTTCTTCTTTCACGACACCTGTAAGATTTTCAGTGACAGTTTTAGTTTTTTCTTTCGCATCATCTCCTACTTTAGTTTCATGCCCGACCATCACATCATAAAATCTATCAATCTTTTTATTACACATATCCTCAAACTCACAAACTGATGCAAGATCATCAAGTTCGCATTGATCACAGCTATCATGCATATTACAAAAATTGTATAATTCATCTATCTTTTCTTCCCTTGTCATAACTCATCCCTCTCTTTCGCTGCGGCACAGAGTGACATCACTGCCACTCCTGCTACTGCTCCGATAAATAATCCGCTTAAAAATCCAATGATCATAAATTAACCCTCCATCGTATTCTCAAACCTGTATTTTTGCCTTGCATCTGGATATTTTTCGTGATCTACTTCACTCATAAACATCTGTAATGGTCTTGCATAGATTCTTTGCATTTCTTTTGTAGCAGCATATACTACAAGCAATTCATTTGTCTCCGTATGGCGAGCAACATTAAGAACAACATATAAGTTCCCTTTAAAGTGTTTGTACACTTCGTAAGGTTTTGGCATGTGTCGTCCATTTAGCATTTTCACCACTCTTTCTATTTTCTCTATTGTCTTTCCCATATTCTTAACGCTCCTTTATTCCAAGTGGAATGTTACATTCTGCATGATTGATCCCAGTATCAAAAATTTAATAGCTTGATAGCAATCTTTTTTTCGGTCGGAATAAAAATAAATTCCATAACATACGATTGTTAGTGTTAAACTTAATACTTTTACAGCATCTTTTGTTGTTATCATTTCTTACTGCCCCCCCCCACATCGTAAATCTCACATGATACTACTTCGTTTCCTGTTCCGTTATCTGTAACCTCAACATCCACGTCATATCCGGAACCCACCAGAGCATCAATGATGATACTCTGGATGGATTCTTCTTTTGTATGGATGTAGGCTTTTCCTAATCTTTGTCTTACTTTGCCCATTACTCTTCCTCTAGTTCTTTTTGGATTTCGCTTGTTAATTCACAATAATAATTATCTATTACTTCTTGACACATTTGAGTTAGTGCATTAATGCTTGATAAACAAAGCATATTTTCTTCATAAATTACATAAGCTGGTGTTTCTCCATCTTCTTTGTATAAACATTCAAATGCAATAACATATATTTCATTTATCTCATTACAATCTTTTAATTCGCCTCTTTTTCTATATAATTTTTTAATAAGTCTTTTATAAAATCCTACCAAGATTTTCATAGCTCCGTCTTCATCTTGGTCCAGATTATAAATTATTTCTGGCTGATTCATAATTGTACAAATGATTGTCTTTTTAACTGCATCCTTGAATTGTGTCTTTGTAATCATATTCTCTTCTCCTTCCAGCTGATACATCAACTGTTGTATTGTTTTATTAATTGATGTATTAAATGATATATTAGTTAATCCTTAACTTTCTTTAACAATTAATAGAAACGGTCTTTCTGCATTTCATCATCAACTTCCTTTGGTATCGGAATCGGTTCAAAGTCATCGCTTTCCCCATTCATAAATTTAATCAAGGCATCTATGTTCAAGTCATCTATGTAGTTGTTAAATTCCACCATTCTTTTTTCTTCGTCAGTCATTATCAATCACTTCCTTCTCACAATAAATGCATCCCTTATCACACTTGATCCGAACCTTTAACTTCTGCTGCTTGTCCGGACATAATCTCATCTCTCTGATTGGCTTATTGGTGATCTCACAGATGTAACCTTCAAATTCTTTCTTGTTTACCATTATTTTTTCCTCCATGCCATCACTACATCGTTCTTTCTAAGATCTAATTTAATGTTGTTTTCTTCTCTGACCTGCTCGATCATATCGATCCATGTCACATTTCCTGTTTCTAAACACTCTGTTTTGTCATTGAATCTTTTTTTTGAATCGATCTAATCTCTTAGTTCCGAAATCAAATTCATCTTTCAAAACTATAAGACTCATGATCAATACAGTATCTAAAATCTGTAGTGTTGCATCTCTAAAATCCTGGTCAAGTTCTCTTGGATCTATTAGTGTTCGAAGCCCTGCAAGATTTCTCTGTCTTGTTACTCTCTGTAGCTCTTCTAATCCTTTTTCTTTTGCTATTTTGTCACAGAACGCAATTCCTTCATTTCTGCCCTGCATTATATAATCTTGTTTACTCATACTATCTACCTATCTCAGACAGCTTAACTTTCTACCTGAAACAGCATTTATACTGATCACATTTCTATAATTTCTTGCCCGATCATATAAACTGCCGTGATTCTTCTCCTGTGATTTGAAAAATTGTAATACCAAATCTAGTTTGTGAAAAATAAAAATACAAAAACCTGAAAAATATGTTTACGTTTGCTTGCTTCGTTAATAGTTACTCGAAAAATCTTAATCAGATAGAAAGTTAAGCCGTCTGATCATACTCCTTTACTTATGATATCCGGCACAATTGCCTATATAGTGCCATCTTAAATCCTTGCACTTTGTCTCGTTTGCCCCCCCCCTGTTATCTCAGGGTAAAAACGCTTATACCACTTCATCAACGTTTTGTGATCGATACCTGATGTTCTGCTGATCTCATTTGTTGACATACCATGTTGGATCCATAACTGTACAACACGTCTTTTAAATCCTTTGCTGTAATCTGCCATCAGTTCTCCTTTCTGCCCACTGCCTTAGGCAGCAGGCTCATGGCTTATACTGGCTGTTTCTTATGCGGTTAATAGTTACTGTGGTATATAATTCAGTCCATCCGGCTGATCTCTGTCCGCATATGTGATCATCTTTTTACGCCCTGTCGCTTAAGATCATCCCGAACCCCACAACTACCACGACTATTACTACGACTTTTAACAACAATCTTAGGTTGTTGGTTGCTACGGACAGAGATCAACCGGATGCTTTATTTTTTCTTAGCTTGCAGCAAGCAACTTATTAATAAAATACTGCTGCCCTTTACCAGTAACCTTTGTAGTCTTTCTGATCTTTGTCGTTCCATCCGGATTTGTGATCGTTCTTTCTTCAATTTCAAACAATCCCATTTCCATGCTCTTTTGTGTTGGCATATTCCAACTTGGACCTCTTCTTTGGATTAAATATCCGTTATTTCTGAGTTTTTGAAACAGTCTGTTTTGACCAATATCAATTCCTTTTTGCTTAAGAATTTTTGCTAAATCTCCGATCAGAATAGAATCTTTACTCGCTGTTACTGCATCAGCAAATATCTCCTTAGGTTTCATACGTTCATTATCTTCAATCAATGCAGCTTTCTCTGTCTTTAATTTGTCTATTGTTCTATCAGCCATCTTTAATGCTCTCGCAAAGATCTGTTCTGGTGTATTCCAGGCTTTTTCCAAGTCAAGGAAGTACTGTCTAATCTGTTTTCCCTTTTCAGTTCTGGACATTAAACAAATATGTTTTGCCATATCTACAGACATTTTATAATCCTGTAGTTCGCGTTGTGCTCCATTGTTTACAACCGTACCTGTAAGTACGCTTGTAAAATCTTCGTTTTCTACGAATCCTTGTGAATTTGATTCAAACCAAGCTGAGAATCTTTTATTAATCTCAAGTGCTTCGTGTAAATCCCTTGCTGATACTGTTGGTTCTTCTGTATCGTAGTTAACAGGAATTAAATTATCCATACGTTATGTCACCTCCTAATTGTTTCTTTAATAGCTTCTTCTCCAGATTCTCAAACTCACAATCTTTCACTTCTCGTTGTGTAAAATTGTGTATAGTTTCTTCTTTCTTTGGTTTCGGTGTTGATTTCTTCCGTTTCTTTGATGTAAGGAAGAAACTCTTATATCCTCCACCAAATGCTTTTCTTACAATGCCCAACTTATCAGAATCATTCTCAGCCAGAGAATCAAGTTCTTCTTTCAAGGCATTGATCTGTTCTGCAGATAATGTTGGTCCAGTATGATTCCTCATATCAAGATAAAGACAGAACTCTCTGTTCAGATCTGGATTGCTATAATAATATTTACTTTCCTTTACTTTACTTTCCTTTATGGATTCTTCTCGGGAATTATCGTTATTTTTCTTGGAATTATCCGTATTATTCTCGGAATTATCTTCAAAATGGGTAACTTTAATAAAAGGTTCTGTTTCTTCTTCATTTAAAAGCCAGAACCTGTCGACTTTTATTGGATTCTTCTTAGCTCTTGTTTTTACTGCTAACTGGAATCTCTCCTGTATTCCGGCAGAAGTCAGGACAGCGTCCGACTGGAAAAGCTGTTTATCAAACATCGACCGTTCCAGTAAGAATGTCAAGACTTGCTTCACCTTGTCACTATTCATGTTCAGATCATCCGACACGATATAGTAAAAATCATCATCTACAATGATGTAATATCCATTTTTATAAATTTCACAAAGAAGATAGATAAAAATTGTGATCCCATCTGCTCCATATCTGGATTTCAGGATCTTTATCTTCCTGTTCGAAAAGAAATTACAATCCAAAGAAAAATATTCGATACCTCGTTTCTTATGTCTGGCCAAAACGATTCTCCTTTTTCTTATTTGATTTCTTCTATCTCTACTTCAACTCGTGGGTTCTCTGCATAATGCTTTTCCATATGCAGCGTTACCACCTGCGTATCATCTCTGTATGCTAATTTATTCAATGCATCCAGAATACTTTTTGCAATGTTATCAATGTCTGGTTTCTTCGTTGGAAACATAAGGTCTTCCAACATCTGTTGTTTCTTTTTCTTGCTTGTACTCTTAACGATCGGATAATAAGCTATGATCGTTACTTTTAAGGGCTGTCCGTCATTAAAAACGATGTTGTTTGATTCCTGCCTGTAACAGCACTTGATCAGATTCTCATACAACATAGTACCTTCTGGTGTATATGAGAAAGTTCCACCTTTTTTACTACGGACAGTTCTCGCCCTGGCTTTTCCTTTCGGAGCACCAGGGACTGTAAATTTAACTGTCTCCATAACTGTTACCCGATGATCGTGATCACTTTTAACAGTTCTTCCGGTAAACTCACTGTTAAATATTTCTTGATAGCATCTACTGCTTCATACTTCCAAAGACCACCATCAGCTTCTACCAATTTAAACATTGGCTGTCCATCGGAACCTTCTCTGATTCGAAAGATAAACTTGCTTTCTGGCTGTTCTACTTCCAAAAATGTACGATATGGGCGAAGTGTTACTGGATTTGGTACGATCACATCTTCTTTTCCTGCAATACCTTTTGTGATCGTAGCTTTCTGGCTGACTCCATCATCTCCATAGTTGGCCACTGTTTTATTTTCTACGTTTCCAGCAACTGAAAGAATCAGTTCTGTTTCATCACTCTGTTTAAAGGCAGTCTGCATATTAATTACAAACGCTTCCTGATCATAGTAATGATCGAAATCAAAACCATTTGGATTTGTACCTACGCGGAATAATTCTTCTCGATTTCTTTCCTGTGTAAGACCAGATAGTAATCTTACTTTTGTTGGAGATTCTACATGAATGATCATAGATTCTCTTAACTCTTCACTCTTTCCACTGATATAATCGATCAGAGAATTAAGACTTGTAGCTGTCAATGGTTCTGCAAACTCTTCTCTGTCATATCGTGACATAGATTTATCGCAATAAGTCTTTCCTGCGATTTTTACAACGTGTGGCTCTCTTGCACTGTCTGTCAATTCTTCGATCTTTTCGATTGCTTCTCTTAAAAATGTATTATCCATTGTTATGTATCCTCCTGTTTTATGCCTGTTTTGCTTTTCTTAAATCAATCACTTTGTTGCTTGGTTCGTAGATCTCTCCAGTATCCGGATCAAAAGCTTTCGGTGTTTCATCTTCTTCCTGGTCGATCACATCATCAACATTCATCTGACCAGGAATCTGGTTAAAGATTTCAACCGCTTCAACCTCTCCGGTGCGAAGATCTCTGCCCATACTCAGTGCTGTTGTAGCTCCAAGTTCTGGTGCAAGACTTAACTTTGTTTCTACCGTAGTTGCCACAAAGTTTCTTTCATCGTTTGGCCGGAAACTGATTGATACATTGATCTTTCTGACCTTCTGCGCATCAGTGTTCGGATCCTGAACATTTTCAGTGATCTTTTCTAATGCCTTATTAAGCTGTACTGAAAGTTTCCCTCCTGCAAACTGTTCTAAGTCAATATGTTTCATCGTGTTGCTCCTTTCTTTTATTTAAAGAACTGCTGTGGTTCTTCTTTTGTTGTTTCTTCCTGTAGTTCCTGTTTTTCTGGTTCAGGTGTTTCCTCTGCCGTTTCCTGCAGATCCTGATCTGCTACAATATTTTCTTCTGAAACTGTATCTACATAATCTTTTGTTCCATCTTCATGGATCACCGCCATATCAGATTCCATTGCATTCTGCATATCAATGCTCATGATTCCCCATTTACTGATCAGCTGGCGAAGCATTGTCTTATAAGCCATTCCATCAAAATCTTTCTCCCAGAATGTATATCCTTTTTTTGCTGCATACCCTTTGGAATACTTTAATGCATGTGCTTCCATTTTCTTTTTGGACCAGTACATAGCTTTTCGGAAACCGTTTGTATATTCAAACATTGCATAGTATCCGATTGTCTTTGCTTCTTCCCTTGCTTCTTCATCATCGATCAGATTTACCTCGATTTCTTCATTCAGTGGATCAAATCGAACCAGTTCCCCTTCCTTGATTGCCAAAACGTTTAGTTTTTTATACTGTCCTGAACGGATTGCTAACTGAATGTATCCTTTATAACCAAGCTGAAACTGTGCTTCTTTGCATCCCTTTTTGTTATTTTTGAATGGGACCATATAATACTGTCCAAGCTGTGGTGATGGAGAAAGTTTTAAAGACTCTCCAAGTAATGCAGCACTTAAAATTGATTGGTTTGTACACTCCTGTAAATCTGAATTAACCTGTACTGCAGATACAATAGAGGCAATAAAACGATCTCCGTTTTTGCCACCCACTACATTATTGATCTGACGTTTCACAGCATCATTTGTAAGATATGCCGTGAATCCTGTTTTCTGTTGTCTGTTTGCTAAACTGTTTCCAACTGCCATTTTATAATTCCTCCTCTGGATCTATGATTTTAAATTCTTCACATACTTTTTGTACTAGACTGAGTCTTGCGTTAACTTCTTTAAAGTTATGTTCTTTTACAGTACATCGGAATGTGATCGTTGATATTTTTTCTCCTGTATTCACTGGCTTCTGTGCTTTTACTGGCTTTTCTGTGCTTTTACCTGCAAATACTACCTTCTTTGCTTCTTCTTGTGATCGTTGTTTTCTTTGTTCCTCTTCCTCTTTTAGTTGTTCTTCATATATTGCTTTCTGCTTTGCTGTCTCTTCTAATTTTTGTTTTTTATTAATCGCTGCAGTGAGATCAAAGTTCTTTAGATACTCTTCTTTCATCTCATAAGCAAAGGAACTCGTGTCTGCATTGATCACAAATAAATCATTGTCAACCTTGTCACGAATTTCTGTGATTTCCTTTGTGATCGATTTAAACGTTGTTGATACATTCAGCCAGGATTCTTTAAAAATTTTGTCAAACGTTACTACATCAGCAAGTCCACCGATTGTTTTTGCATAGATTTCTTTGACCTTTTCAAGTTTTTCCTGTCTTGTTGCTTCTTCATATCCTTTGATCTGCGTATCAATATTTGCAATCGCTTTATTAACAATACCAACCAGTTCTTTCTCTTGTTTCTCGAATGCTGAATATGGTTCTGTAATCTGTTTTTTAATTTCTTTTCGCTTGCTCTCTAAAGCTTCCACAAATTTATTAAGATTTGCACGATCTTTTTTGGCATCTTTTACCTGATCTGCTGTATAAACCAGATTCATGTAATCATTCGCTTTTCCCTGGATCTCTGTTTTTAACTCTTCATAGTTCCAGTCAATCTCTTTCAGGAATCCTTCTTCCTGTGGATTGTATATCTTAAATTCCATATGTTTCTCCTTTATTGATTCATCTGATCTGTATCCCGGTAATGAACTATATGGAGAAGCCGAATTACTTACTTCATTTTTCAATGATATTTACTCTACTCTCCAAAATCGTTCCGATTCAGATTTTGTTACAGATGCGCCGTTTTAATCACCTCTTCACGAGTCATATTTAAGATGACTTCAATATGTTCAACCGTCAGGTTATTGCCTTTTAAAATCTCCACAATTTTATTTACAATAGCCTGATTTTCTTTTTTCTTTTCTTGAACCTCTTTCATATATTCATCGTATCGATTCATAACAATTTCTCCTTTTATATTTCTGGAAGAATCAAGTTTGGCTGTTGCCTTCTTTGAACTTTCTGCCAGAACTCTTCTTCTGCTTGTCTTAATATCTCAATATCTTCTTCTACGTCTGATCGCTCAATATGGTAATCTTTTGTCTGCAACCTTATCTGCCCTTGCCATTCTGACTTTAGCTGTGCCCGAAGCTCAACGAAATCATATTCTGTAACAAGTAGATAGTGCAAAACCTGTATGTAGTAGTTATCAGGGATTCGATCATTCCATTTTTCTCGCTGCATACTTTGTAGGATATTTGTAGTCTTGATCTCTAAGATTCCCTTTCTTCCATCCTGATCTGTAAGCTCTCCGTCCAAGGAAGCATGTGCCCATTGATATTTTTCATTTCTGATCATGTTGTCTCCGAAGTATTCAACCTTGTATTCTGAATGATCAAGAGCAAATAATTGTCTTAGTAGCGGCTCTGCATCATGTCCATACTTCACATAATCCTTATCTGAAATATCCGGAGCGATCCGCTGTCCTGTTTTTTCTAAATAAAGATCAGTATTGGTTTTATATGGATTGAGTCCTAATACCGCAGATGCATCAGATCCACCGATTCCGTGTCTGGCATTTAACCAGGAATCAAAGGAATCGAACTGGATCCGTTTGATTCCTTTGCTAATCTCAATCTCCTGCATCTTTAAACCTCTTTCCCAATTCTTTTAATTTAGGAAAGACAAGATCAAACTGTTCTTCTGACATTTCGCAAAACTCAATTCCTGCATTTCCATACTTCTCTCCAATGATCAAAACATTTCCAAGGATCGGGTATCCATGGCGATCTGTCTCATACAGCCATGAAGCTATCTTATTTAATTTGGTTTTGTCACAGTGAAAATAAAATTCTTCATCAACCAACATGCTTACTTTTGATCCCGGCACATTTTTAATCTCAATTCCTGCACCGATCTCTGTATATAATCTCTTGGGCTGTACGTGTTCAATTAACTCACATCTGTTTCCAATGTGTTCTTTCAACTTTTTCCATGATTTAAGTCCCTCATCTGGATATTCCAGCTCTTTTACCTCATTATCAGTTGTGATCAGAATCATCTTTCCCATTGTCATTTCCTCTTCTTTCTTCTAATAGTCCCATCAATTTTTCTTTCAGATACCATGCTTCGATCATACAGTTCGGATTGTTGAGAAACAGCATTGTACTGTAATCTGGTCGCTGTTCTGCACTAAAGCCATTTTCCCAGATCTTAACGCTTAGCACTGCGGTAGCTCCATGATATTCAGCTTGTACACATGGAACACCTGGTTCTCGCCAATCTATAGTTCCATCTGTCATTTCTTGCAGTCGCAACGATAGATCAAAGATCTCAACTACCAATTTTCTGATTTCACTTTTCTTCTGATCTGTGTTATACTTTTCTTGTGTATTTACATCTGTGCCTTCGGAAGTTGCCGCTTCCTGGGCACATTTTTTTATCATTCTTGCTACTTCGTCATAAGCAAGAAGCTTTGCGGTTTCGAAGTGTATTTTGCCTTCTAACTCTTCCGCCTGCATATCTAGCTCAATTTCTTTCTCTTGAAATTTGATCATATGATCAAGCTCTTTTAAAATCTTATTTATCAAATTTCTTCACTCCTTCCTCATAGATCATCGCTGTGATCAAACACAACGCTGCTAATTCCTTAAATATTCCCATTGCGATCAGCACCGCTGCCGTGCAGATCATGGCTTTTGTTTCACTTTTCATCTCATGCTCCTTTCTCAAACACTTATCATTTCAGTTGCAAAAAACTTTTTTGCATTTATGAAATACCTGTGCTTTTTTTCACTTGTCCGGATTGCATATCCCCATGGAAAAATCCCTTGAATCAGTCCTTTTTCGATTGTTGGAACACCCATTCCCATCAAATACGCAACTTCTTTCGGGGTTAACGTCTCTATTTTCTTTTTAGGAATTACTATCTCTTCGAAGTAATTCTTTGGAAGATCAAATGCTTCTGCAATCTCATTTCGTCTTGCTTTTGTCGGTTCCGAATCTCCAGACATCCACTTACTGACGGTCGATCTACTTACACCGCAGATTCTGGACAACTCTACTTGATTGATGTTTTGATCTGCCATTACTTTTTTAAGCCTGTCCCTGAACACTTTTTATCACCTGCCTTTCTTCAGATGGCTTAACTCTCCGTCCGATAATTGAGTGCTATTTTTAATAATTAACCAATTTAGGGAGGGTTTCGGGGTTACGTGTATCGGACAGAGGATTAAGCCATCTGCTATTATTCTGTTGTCTTTCTTCCATATATCTCCTATACTTAAATCACAGGGCACTGGCATGTCCGAGTATTCAAGAAAGGAGAAATCCGTATGAAATACATTTTCTACATTGATCAGGAAACCGTATCTTGCGATTCAACCACCATTGAATCTTTAATTAAAGATAACTGCAATTCATATTTACAGGTAAATTCATCGCTTTGGGCTTTAGATATTGACAAAGACCGTTTCATAACTAGTTTTCTCGCCCCTGAAAAATACTATATCGATATACTCTTTGATGAATATCTAAATGATTCCAGTATCTGTTTTATGCTAGATGCGAATTCCAAACATTGTAATTATTCGTTACCGGACAGTGCTATTCAATTCATTTATGAGGACGTTGAATAACACGTCGCTTAACAGTTTTTGTCCCTAAGCTTTGCAACGCTTCCGCCATCTGAAAGAGTGCAACTACATCTTCTTCAACTAGACAATCTTTTTGGCAGAGCGTTGTAATTGCTTTTTGAATTTGATTTCTTACATAATTCAAATAATCACTAGTTATTGTGATATCTGGTTTTTTTCCCATATTCTCACCTCCTGGTTATTTAGTTTTTAATTTCTATGGTAACTTTTAAAGTTACTTTAAATCAAAAAAAATTTCCATGGGATTTTCTATATGAAGTTCTTTGATCATAATTTCGATTTCATCACTTCCAAAAACACCTTTTGCCATCTTCTCATAAAATGTTTTAGGAGTGATTCCAATTAAATGAGCCACATTTGTCTGTGACAAACCTCTTTCAGATATAATTCCACGAAGTTTATCTGTTCTAATCACTTTCTCACCTCCGTAACTTTTTAAGTTACTTTAATTATATCACGAAAAAGTAACTTGTCAAGATATTTTTGATTGATTTTATAACATTTTTGTGATAATATTAAGTTACTAAGAAAGGAGATGATGTGGATGACAGTTGGTGAACGAATACAACTACTAAGAAAGAAAACTGGCATGAGTCAGATAGACTTTGCAACAAAAATAAATGTATCTAAGCAGACTTTGTATAAATATGAAAATAATCTTATTACTAATATACCGTCTGATAAAATTGAAGCTGTTGCAGATTTGTGTCATGTATCCCCTGCTTATTTGATGGGATGGGAGGAACCAGAACCTCAATCTTCTACTATACTAAATAAGAAAGATGAAAAAGATATCGCAAAACGATTAGAACAAACCCTTGATCAGTTAGAATCTGATCAGGATGGATTGATGTTCTCTGGAGAGCCATTAGATGATGAAACAAGAGAATTATTAAAAGCAAGTCTCCAGAACAGTATCACAATCGCAAAAATAAATGCTAAGCAAAAGTTCACACCAAAGAAATACAGAAAATAAAAGGAAGTGATTCATTGGATATTCGTAAAAAAACAAACGCATTAAAGAAAAAATATGGTACGAATAATCCTTTTGATATTGCTAAGTATTTAGGGATAAAGGTTATATTTGAACCATTGGGATCCATTAGTGGATACTACAATAAACAGCTTCGCATGAAGCAAATACATATAAATCATGATCTTTCTGATCACGATCAATTATTCACTTGCGCACATGAATTAGGTCATGCGATCATGCATCCAGATGCTAATACTCCATTTTTACGAAAACGCACTGGTCTCTTGATCAGTAAGATGGAGATTGAAGCAAACAAATTTGCGGCGGAGCTTCTGATCGATGATGAAGTTTTCCTTGAATTTCAGGAATTTACGACGAATCAGATCGCACTGGCACTTGGGTATAGTGAGGAATTGATTCGGTTGAGATTGAAATAGATTTATTTTGTCAGACTCTGACAAAGCAGTAAAAAGTACAGCAGGTATAATAAGGAGTAAACATATGGACCTTACAGAAAAACTACTTGACAAATCAAAAGAAGCTTTTACCATGGCAATAGAAATATACAATAAACCAACAATCAAATATAGAATTGAAGGTTTTAGTTTCTTTATCTGCAATGCCTGGGAATTAATGCTTAAAGCTTATATGATAAAAGCAAAAGGCGAAAATAGTATATATTATAAAGATAATCCAGAACGAACTTTATCTTTGGAAAACTGTATCCAACAAGTATTTACAAATAATAAAGATCCTCTTCGTATCAATCTTGAAAAAATTATTGATCTTCGCAATACCAGTACACACTTTATTGTAGAAGAATATGAAATGGTATATGTTCCATTATTTCAATCTTGTATATTGAATTTTAATGACAAAATGATGTTATTTCATTCTATAGACATGACAGAAATCATTCCTCAAAACTTTCTAACACTGTCTGTCAGCATGAAAGCCCTGAATGAATCTGAAATAATTGCAAAATATCCTGAACAGATTGCTACAAAAATATTCAAAACACGTGATGCTATTGATACTCGTCTTTTGCATTCGTACGAACGCTTATAAAGTGTATTATCAATTCGTTTTATGTGCGTTTTGTGATTAATCATCCGCACAATTCGCTTCGTCCGTAATGTTTTTGTAGCCAAAATGTAGCCACTAATTTTATTCACCTCATTGTAATCTATTGAGTGACACCAGTTTTTATATAACACATAATACGTTTTTCCTACTATTTACCTAGGTAATCAAGAATAAAATAGGAAACATATATAAATATACGTTTATCATATATTTATGGTTGACAAACATATATCTTAGATGTATACTCATGGTATGATCAGAAAGGAGATATGTATTATGAACGAGAATACATTAAAAAAATCAACACATTTTATATCCATTATCTTCAATGTTGCCAGTATAATTGCAATTATTGTGGATATCGGAGCCATACTGCTTTTAGGGGGTACATTATTAAGCCAGATTATGCGTCCTGGATATTTAGCAAAACAAATGATAAATGCAGAAATGGAATTAGTGTTTAGCGAATGGGTTGTTTTATTAGTTTGCTTTATCATAAAATGCAGTTGTATATTTCTGGCTAGTAGGTATTCAAAAAAATTATTTTACTGCATATCAAAGCAGGAGTCTCCATTTACTGCTAATACAACAAAATGTATCAACATAATTGCTGTTTTTACATTTATTTCAATGGTTTGTCCTTTGTATCCATACTACCATATTAGCTTTTTATCAATTATTGAGGGAATATTTGTAGTTTTAATTTTTAGAAGTATTACGTTGATATTCAAATATGGTTGCAATTTACAAAAAGAAATTGACGAAACATTGTAGGAGTAGAAGTTATGGCTATTATATTAAGATTGGATAGGGTAATGGCAGATAGGAAAATCAGCTTGAAAGATTTAGCTGAACAGGTTGGAATTGCAAATATCAATTTATCCAAAATAAAAACAGGAAAAGTGAGTGCAATACGCTTTTCCACGTTGAATGCAATTTGTGAAGCCTTAGATTGCCAGCCCGGAGATATTTTAGAGTATCAGAAAGATATAGAAAAATAATTATATTAGATAAAAGGGAGATACACAGCCATTTTATGATATCTCCCTTAATTATTTTATGAGATTTCCGCATAGTGTTCTCTTCTATGCGGAAATCTTCTAATATCATGAAAGTTTCTCTGCACTATTCTCCCATCACCAGCAAACAGTTATCAAATATAAAGTACTTTCATCTATTAACACTTAACATATTTGTCTTCCTTCAACTTCTTATCGTTCTCTATCCATAGATTTCTCCTTAACTGACCGTTTGGGCTGCTGTCTGCCTTCCTGCTGATATTGATGCAGTTTTTCCAATACACTTGCCTTTTTTGGCTGTACCAACGGTTTCTTTTTCTTCTGTTCCGTCTGATCTTTCCATTCCTTTAACTCTTCATTATATTCCTGAACGAGCTTTTTCGACTTATAATACACTTTTGCAAAGGACTGAACATCTGGATACCCTGCCGCCTTTGCTATCTGTTCCATATTTGTGTGCATACGCTTTTCTGACTTCTCTGCCTGTTCAATTTTTCTTTCTAAGGATTTCCGTTCTTTCCCTTTGAAAACTCCTCTCGTTTCAGAAAGTTGTTTTTTCAGAGAATGAATCTCCTGTTGTATATGTTTTATCTCTTGTGACTTCTTCTGAAGTTTTTCCATAACCTTCTGCATATCTTTCCACTCCTGAAGGTCAATCTTTGGCACAGGCTTCGGCGGTAGTTTAAATTTGAAGATTACTTCCTGTAAAAAGTCTTTCGCACCTCGGATAATCTGACTGAACATATCCGGCAGCCAACCGTGCGTCTTGATGGATTGTAACGTTTTATCTGTGATTTTTTCCTGCTTGATTTTCAAAATATCTTCTTCTGGAACACCCTCGACTAATGCCACATCAACTGTTCGATTCCATTCCTGCCTTGCCGCATTGTCTGCCTTTATCTCTTCTGCTTTCGGATTGTTCTTTCCAATTTTCTTCGTTGCCAGATATACGCCACCCTGTTGGAATACGGATAATTTTTCTGATTCCTCTTTTACATATCGGTTGATCGTATCGGTAAACAGTTCCTTGACTTCCTTGGTAAATACTTTGTTCTTAAACCATTCATCCTTTTTCGTGAAGATATGGCTTTCATAAATTTCGCCTTTGGGGATAATACTGCACCCCGCCCGAAGATTGCCCTGCTCATCTAAAATCTCTTTCTTTGTGCGTCTATGCTTTCCCTGCTCATCATAAAACATATTTCGGGTAGCAATCTTTGCTTCGGGCTGTTCCAATATTTTACGTTCGCTGAATACCAGATGGATATGATAATTCGTCTTTGTCTTGTTGTGGTGAAGAGCGGCGGTGCACTCCACATCATATCTTTTATGAAAAATTTCTGTAAAAAGTCTTAACACATCATCTGCCCTGTACTGAACAAAACTTTCAGGAAGTGCAATGATAAACTCACGCCCTTCAATACATTTCCCTGCCGATCCACTCGCCTTAAAATCCAACTGATTTTCTCTTGCAAGATTTTTCCAAAACTCTGGTGTTGCTCCTTCTGTCTGGTAAGTCGCATAGAGATATTCCTGTCGTTTCGGATTGGAGATATAATCAATCCTTCCTGCCACATTGGACAGCTTACTTTGTCTAATAAATGAATGTCTGCCTATAAGCATCCTCCTTTCCCAGCTCTCGTCGATTTTATTGTGAGTAGGTGCATAGGCACCTGTTTACGAACTGATTGCCGTATCCGGCATAAGCCTCGCAGAGCGAAATACACAGAGTATAAACCGTAGGTTTGTGCGATGGGTGTATTTCGCTCTCAATCGCCGAGGGCTGTTTTTGTATTACATCATCTGATTATTACTCAGACTTACGATTTCATTTATGGGCGTATCCGCCCTTTTGATTTGCCCATATCTGGGCTGCTTTAACTTCTGCAACACTCCCTTCTGCTAAAAAATAAAATAAATTCTAAAATTACACGTATAATCGTATAAACGTATTTTCTACACTTTTCAGAAACCTGTAATCCCTTGATTTTCCTAAAAATATACGCATATACGCTTCTTTGGAAAATTCTTTTTTATCTGTATCTCATCTGCATCAACGATAGTTGTCTATGCGTATCTGCGTATGGATTCCCTGAAATCCTCTGGCATTTTTCCCATTGTCTGAGGGAATATTCGTTGAATAATGAATGTGATATTTCTTTTCATTTTCTTTTAAGTACCCCGAAAAACTTTTTGCACTCATAGGTTTTTCTGTATTGTCTTCACACCAGCGGCAGTATGCCTGATATAAATTTTTAGAAGTTGCTGTTGTATTTTCTTCTAAACGGATATATCCAGATGACTGCATAAAAGCGATAATATTATTTCCGGATTCCATAGCTTCGTGTAGGTTTTTCTTTGCACGTTCGCTGATGGTAAATCGGTAATTATTTTTCAATAATCGTTTCAATCCCTCCAGACACCAGAGAAAAATATCATCCGTTTCTCTTTGCAGTTTCTCAATCAAATAAGGATCATCAACTCTGTCTGGCGGCACATCTTTGACTGTCAGTATCATCTGCCTTCGATAAAATCCATAGGAACGGTCATGTAAGGCACTGAGACTTCCGTTTCCAAAACAGAGAAACCTGACATATAAATTTCCCTGCACACTCTGCTTTGACTTCCGTTCCAAATCCATCTTATCCTCCAGAGTGACTATGGTTTTAATGTAATTGGTATCCTTCAAAGCTTCCAATTTCATATCATCATCCACCATCAACAGCCGATATTCCAAATCTGCCCTTGCAAAACGGTTATGCTCTACCTTTTGAATATTGCTTACATTCATATTCGTTCCGAGAATTTTTCTCATGACCAGACCAATACGGGATTTTCCCTCCCCGCCTTTTCCTAAGATAATCAATAACTTCTGTGCCTTATTGGATGGGATCAAACAATATCCCATATATTCCTGCAAGGTAGGAATATCATCTTCCTCCAACAGTTCTGAAAGAAATTTCAGCCACCGTTCCGGCTTTGCTTCTTTCATTTCATAATTTACAGGCAAGCGGTTCAGGCAAAATTCCTTCATCTCTGTAAAATTACCACTCAAAAAGTAAGTTCCATTATTCACATGAATGCGATCCATTTGCACCGGAAGTTCCTCTGAATAGGCTTCCAGTTTAAGAACCTCCAAAAGCTGTTTCACTTTCTTGGAAATCCCTTTCGTAAGAACCGGTTTTACCATTCTGTAAATTTCTTTTTCCACTTCGCTGTCCGGCAGCATTCCATCATAGCTGAAAAAGATACCGTTGATACATTTCAATGGCATTCTTTGCAAGAAATTTTCACAAAATGCCACCTCATCAATCTGCCCATCCTCAAACCATTCCTGAGAGTACTCTTTAAAGTTCATTTCTCTCTGATTCAATGCTTCTTCCAATCTGTTTCTTGTTGTTTCGTCTATATTCTTCCATTCGTTCTTCAATTCTTTTCACAACCTTCCCACTATCTAGTAAAAATTCAATTCTGTCCTGTAACTCTCCAAACACCAATAAATCCAGATTGTAATTTATCTTTTCTATCTGCTGACAGGCTTCTATAAATTCTGCTTTCCATTCTTCCCCTGGTGTTTTTGGTGCATATCTTATTTTCCATTCTTCCAATAAATGAAGATAATCCGTTAAAATGCGGATACTTTCCTGTTCCCATTCTTCAAATTTCTTTTCGGTCTGGTACAATGTTCTTTTCGGTTTTTCTTTCTTCTTACTTGTATTCCTTTTCTTTGCGTTATCTGTAAAAATAGGTATCTGAAAATCTTCTGCCAGTTTCTTTGCTGCTTCCAATGGTGCAAGATAAAAGAAATCTGCCACAAATGTGATCACATCCCCTTTCGCACCACAGGCAAAACAGCAAAATCCTTTGTCGACTTTCATACTGGGATGCCTGTCATCATGAAAGGGGCAACAGATCATCCCATTTCTATTTATTTTCAATCCGTACTGTTCGGCTGCTTGCCTTGCAGTTACGTTTTCCTTTACTGTCTGGAAGATGTTCATTCAATTTTCATCTCACAGCCATAATATTTTTTCTGGAAATATCTAACCGGAACTTTCCCCTTGATGATGTTATACCCGGCATTTTCCAGTTCTTCATTCATTACCCGCACAATTTCATAGGCTTTGCTTCTCCCAACCCCGAGAATCTCCATAATGTCATTTGCGGTAATATAAGATACATTAATCTGCATATAAAATCCTCCTTTTCTTTTTTCTATCTATCGAAAGTGCTATTGCAGTACGCCTTTATTTCATATAAATTATTTTATGCGTTTTTAATACGCACTTTTAATTCGTATTTGTATCATACATCCATCTTTCGTATTTGTCAACAATTATTTTAAATAATACGCACTTGCAATTCGTTTTATTTCGTGTTATATTATCCATGAGGTGAATAAAACATGAATAAAATGGAAGTTTCAACAATAGGAGAACGAATTAAAACACTCCGAAAAAAAAGAGGATATAACCAGAAAGATTTAGCAAACCTTCTTGGAAAATCTCTCCGTACTATTCAAAAATATGAAAGCGGGGAAATTGAAGTATCAATCGCAATGGTCAATGAATTGGCTAAGGTGCTTGATACGACTTCTACCTATCTTCTCGGACATCAGACAGGAGATTTCAAATTTGACTCTCTCTCTGACGTTATGGAATGCCTGTTCCAACTGGAAAAAATCAGCGGGCTTCACTTTTCCATAGAAACAAAAAGACCGCCCCACCATGACGGCTGGCAATGTTCCATTACTTTTGATGGGAAAGACAAATCCGCCGAACAGAATGCAGATATGTGCCTGTTCCTCGAAGAATGGGAGAACAACAGGGAATCTTTCCAGCAGTATTGCATGGCTAAAGATGCCTATGAAGATTGGAAAGATAAAACTCTTGCCTACTATGCTTCACAGGGTGTAGAGATGGAAGAACCGGAAAATCTCGATACTGAGGAACGGTTAAAAAGAAGGAACGCTCTTTTTTCTGGCAAATAGACCTACATAAGACGAGTTGAAAACTCTTATGAAAGGAATGATGTAATTGTCAGTAACAAAAGATACAACAGGAAAATGGATGTCACAGGTGCGTGTCAAAGACTACACAGGAAAGACCATCCACAAGAAAAAACGTGGTTTTACCACAAAAAAAGAAGCTCTGGAATGGGAAAGAGACTTTCTCAACAAAGCTAATGCAGATATGGGTATGATGTTTCAGGATTTTGTAGATCTATATTTTGAGGATATGGGACACCGTCTGAAAGAATCCACCATTATCAGCAAACGGTATATGGTAGATAAAAAGATCCTGCCAGTATTCGGAAAAATCCCGATCAATGAGATTACACCAAAGGATATCCGTAAATGGCAGAACGGATTAACTGCATATCGTGATAAGAACGGGAAGCCTTATGCACAAACCTACCTTAGAGCGATCAATAATCAGCTTACTGCTATGTTCAACTATGCAGTGAAATATTATGATTTACGGGAAAATCCATGCACAAAAGCTGGAAGCATGGGAAAAAGCAATGCAGAAGAAATGCAGTTCTGGACAAAGGCAGAATTTGAACAGTTTATTACAGCTGTACAGGATAAGCCAGCTTCTTATACAGCCTTCATGACCATGTACTATACTGGCATGCGAGTAGGCGAACTGTGTGCTTTAACGCCGGAAGATGTGAACTTAGAAAATAATACCATCACCATCAACAAAACCTTCCAAAGAATCAATGGCAGGGATGTTGTCTGGCCTCCTAAAACGCCAAAAAGTAACCGGGTTATCACAATACCTCAAACACTTGCTGACTGTTTAAAAAGTTATATGGATAAATGTTATGAGATTCAGCCAAATGACAGACTGTTTCCTTACACCAAAAGTTTTCTGAATCATGAAATGCTCAGAGGATGTAAAAAATCCGGTGTGAAGAAGATTCGTGTGCATGATCTCCGTCACTCCCATGCCAGCCTTTTGATTGAAATGGGATGCCAACCACTTCTGATTGCTGACCGTTTAGGGCATGAAAAAATACAGACAACCTTAAATACTTATAGTCATCTGTATCCAAACAAACAAGCCGAAGTCGCACAACAACTTGAAAATCTTATCAACGGAACAACAGTCCCAGATAGTAGCCAACTGACAGATGTAGCCAATTTGTAGCCAATAAAAAGAAAAATCTCTGGAAAGCCTTATAAATCAAGGTTTTCCAGAGATGTAGTAACTATTCAAACTCAATCGTTCCAGGCGGCTTACTAGTAAGATCATAGAATACGCGGTTTACGCCCTTAACTTCATTAATAATACGGTTCATCACCTTATTAAGTACTGCATAAGGAATCTCAGCAGACTCCGCAGTCATGAAGTCAATGGTCTTAACGGCGCGGAGCGCCACTGCATAATCGTATGTTCTGAAGTCTCCCATTACACCTACGCTTCGCATATTTGTAAGGGCTGCAAAGTACTGGTTCGGCATCCAGGACGGATCTTCTCCGTGTTCTTTTTTGTAGTCGGCGGCTGCATTGTCGACTTCTTCACGGTAGATGTAGTCTGCATCCTGTACGATGCGTACTTTTTCCTCGGTGACTTCACCGATGATACGGATTCCAAGTCCCGGGCCCGGGAATGGCTGACGGAATACCAGTCTTTCCGGAATTCCAAGCTCAAGGCCGGCTTTACGGACCTCATCTTTGAACAGGTCACGAAGCGGCTCAATGATTTCTTTGAAATCAACGAAATCCGGAAGACCTCCTACGTTGTGATGGGATTTGATCACTGCGGATTCTCCGCCGAGACCGCTCTCTACAACGTCCGGATAAATGGTTCCCTGTGCAAGGAAATCTACAGCGCCGATCTTCTTGGCTTCTTCCTCGAAGATACGGATAAATTCCTCACCGATGATCTTACGCTTCGCTTCAGGCTCTGTAACACCAGCAAGCTTGTCGTAATATCTCTGCTGTGCATTCACGCGGATAAAGTTCAGGTCAAACTGACCATTCGGTCCGAATACACCTTCAACCTCATCACCTTCATCCTTACGAAGAAGGCCATGATCTACAAATACGCAGGTAAGCTGCTTGCCGATCGCTCTGGAAAGAAGTCCTGCTGCCACGGAGGAATCTACACCACCTGACAGGGCAAGGAGAACTTTTCCATCACCGACTTTCTCGCGGATCTCTTTGATCGTGTGTTCAACAAAGGCATCCATCTTCCAGTCTCCGGCACATTCGCAGACACCAAGTACGAAGTTGGACAGCATTGTCTTTCCTTCTACTGTGTGCAGTACTTCCGGATGGAACTGGATCGCATACAGTTTCTTCTCTTCATTCTGTGCAGTTGCTACCGGACAGTCTGCAGTATGTGCAGCGATCTCAAATCCCGGTGCAGTCTGAGAAATATAGTCTGTATGGCTCATCCAGCAGATTGTTTTGTCGGATACATTTTTGAAGATCCTGGAATCTTTCTTATCGATGAGAAGCTCTGTCTTACCGTATTCGCTGACATCTGCCTTCTCAACTTTTCCGCCAAGGACATGCATCATAAGCTGTGCTCCATAGCAAAGTCCAAGTACCGGAATACCAAGCTCAAATAATTCCTTCTGGTAAGTCGGTGAATCTGCCTCATAGCAGCTGTTTGGTCCGCCGGTAAGGATGATTCCCTTAGGATTCATCGCTTTAATCTTCTCAAGATCTGTCTTATAAGAATAAATTTCGCAATATACATTGCATTCTCTGACACGTCTTGCAACCAGCTGATTGTACTGACCGCCAAAATCAATGACAATAACTAATTCTCTTTTCAAGGCTTTCCTCCTGTTGTTTATAACATCTTTAGAATCTGTTACTCATTATAAATGAGTGTATGCACTTTTACAATGCTAATTTTATCTCACGCCGGAATTTTTATTTTCTGCAAAAAAATTTCACTGTTTTTTCGCCCGCTCATCCCAGTAGACACAGTCATTTCTTCCAATTACTTCTGATGTAAACGGAGTGCCGTCATTCTTTTTGTAATGTTTTGTGGCACGGAAAACATATTTTGCGCCGACATAAACGATCGGTACGTTAAAGAACACGATCAGAAT